CCCTGCTCAACCGGGAAGATCTGTGGGACGTTTGGCGGCTAGAGATAGAATTGCTTCCGCATCTGGTAGAGATGACCATGCGCGGTATCCGGGTAGACATTGACCGCGCTGAACGGACCAAGCAAGTCTTGATGAAGCAAGAAAAGGAAGTCATTAAAAAGATCAAAGCGCTGACAGGAAGCAACGTTGAGATCTGGGCGGCCCAATCTATAGCCAAGGCATTTGACGGGTTAGGCCTGCCGTACCCTCAAACAGACAAAGGTTCGCCCAGTTTTACAAAACAGTTTTTATCGGAACACCAGCACGAGCTTGCACAGTTGATCGTGAAGGCCCGCAATCTCAATAAGACCAACGGAAACTTTATTGATGGCATACTAAAGTTCACCCATAACGGCAGAATACATAGCCATATCAATCAGTTACGCTCGGATGACGGAGGCACGGTGTCGGGCCGCATCTCCATGAACTCGCCCAATCTTCAGCAGATCCCGGCCCGCGATCCACAACTGGGCCCCATGATCCGCTCTTTGTTCCTCCCGGAAGAAGGTCAGCAGTGGGCGGCAATTGACTTCTCGCAACAGGAGCCACGGATCTTGGTTCACTTTGCCAAGAACTACGGCGACTATAAGAACATGCCGATGCCCGGGGTAGAGGATTTCGTAGACGGCTATCGCAACGACCCCAACATGGACTTCCACAGCATGGTGAGTGAAATGGCGGGCATCCCGCGGAAACAAGCCAAGGTCATTAACCTCGGCATGATGTACGGCATGGGCGTGAACAAACTGTCCGACCAACTAGACCTTAGTGTCGAAGAAGCAAAGGCCCTGACCCAGCAATACCACAAGAGGGTTCCGTTTGTGAAAGGCTTGATGCGTGGCGTACAGAACAAGCTTGACGACCCACGGTCCTCGGGCAGTCTCCGTTCCCTTCGGGGCCGGAAGTGTCGCTTCGATCTATGGGAGCCGGACAGCTTTCAAATGCACAAGGCTCTCCCCCGGGATGAAGCAATCTCGGTCCACGGGCCTACTACACGCCTTCGACGCGCATACACGTACAAGGCCCTCAATCGGCTCATACAGGCTTCGGCGGCGGACATGACCAAGCAGGCGATGGTGAATGTTTGTTCCGCAGGGAGCGTCCCAATGCTTCAGGTACACGATGAGCTTGCTTTCTCAGTCGATAGCGCAGAGCAGGCAAAAGAATTGGCAGAAATAATGGAACAATCCGTTCCGTTACAAGTCCCGAATAAATGCGATGTGGATCTGGGGCCTAGCTGGGGCGAATGCGAAGAGCTTGAATAGGGCGCAAAATGGCCCTATACTGTCCCATACTTGTGTAGGAGATGTCCCATGGATACAACAAAATGGAAGTCGGTTTTGCTGCCGAGAGATGTGTACGAAGAAGTTGTAGTAATCGCTCGTGTAGAAGGCCGAACCATTAGTGGTCAACTTCGCTACATTGTCGAAGCATGGAAGCAAGCGAATTTATCTAACCGCGATCAAGAATACATCGTGGATCAGATCAAAGAGTTTAAGAAAGAAACGGGCACTGAAGCTTTGACTTCAAAAAGTTATTCGATATGACGTTTAGTGTTATGCAGGCCGAGTTTGATAAGGCCTTGAAAAAATTGGAAAAAGGTTACGAAGAAGGGAAGGTAGACAAGTCCGACTTCGATAAGTTGCACATTTGGCATGAATTTCTCAAGGCAAAGGTTGATGCGGAGCGAGAAAAGAATGCCAAAAAACTTTGATAACGTAACCTGCCCTTCGCATTACAACCAAGGTGATGTCGAGTGCATCGACGGCATCAAGGCCAGCATGTCTCCTGAAGGTTTTCAGGGGTATCTCAAGGGGAACATTCAAAAGTACGTATGGAGATACGAGATAAAAAAAGAGCCTGTAGAGGACCTGCGGAAGGCCCGTTGGTACTTGGACCGTCTTATTATGGAGCTAGTAAATGGCACCATGGAGTAGACTCCCGGGATGCCCAGCTAGCCGTGCAAGCAGCGCACCAGATGGCGGATCGGTTTAACCGCAACATGGCAATACAGCACGACTTGTCTGTAGTGCCTGAAGCTGAGGCAACAAAAGAGGTTCTTGAGGTAGTAAGGCCCGATTGGTATACTACGCCTTGACGGTCACTCCGTCGCTTCAAACGTTTTAGGATTCTAGTAAGCTTTTCTCCCAAAGTGAGTTGAATGAATCCGACCCGCCCCCCGCAAAGGGGGGTTTTTTTATTAATGAATGGTGTCCCCATCGCCGGGCGAAAGATTACCTACCTGTAGAAAACAGGGCCCGGTTTCTCCCAAGTAAATCCCAACAATATTGAACTCAACGAATTCTTTTGCTTCGTCCCATGTCATGTCGATGCTGTCGTCCATGACAATTTTGATCATTTTCTGAACGTCGTAGACCAACACTTCTTCATCGCCGTCTTTTGTGGAAACCGTGCCAATTCCAAGAATGGCTTCGTCAAATCCCTCTGGCCCCATCATTTGCATTCAACCTCGACCTATATTATCGTATACAAATATTTTGCTGCCCCCGAATTGGATTTTAACATGGACCTGATTAAAGCCATTGACGGTGGGACAGAAAGAAACTCAGAAAGCGAGCGCCGTTGTTACATCGGTGCAAGTAACGTCGGCCATCCTTGCCGGGCCTTTCTTCAGTTTAGCCTTCGTGGCTACCCGCAGAAAAAAGTTCCCCCTGCGGTAAAAAGAATTTTTGAGATAGGTCACATCATTGAAGACCTCGTGGTTAAAGACCTGAAAAAAGGTGGGGCCACCGTCTACGAAGTCGATCCTAAAACCAAAGAACAGTTTGAGTACACCTCGTTTGGCGGACACCTGCGCGGCCACGCCGACGGTATCATCGCGTTTGGCGAAGATAAGGCCATCCCCGAGATCCTTGAGATCAAATCCATGAACGATAAAAAGTGGATGATGTTTCGGGACGGGGGCATCCACAAAAGCCACCCTATCTACTACTACCAAACGCAATTGCTAATGGGGTTATCCGGGGCAAAAGGCGCATGGATGGTGGCATACAACAAAAACAACTCCACCTACCACGCAGAACACGTGCCCTACAATCACAACGATTATATTTTTCTGATCTATAAAGTTATGTCCGTGGTCCGGGACTTGTCGGCAAAGAAGATATCGAGTGACCCCCGAAACTTCCACTGCCGTTATTGCAACTACCGCCCACATTGCTGGCCAGAGGGGGAAGTATCCCTGCCCCTCCCTGTTGAGTGCCGAACATGTAAGCACAGCAAACCAGTTGGTAACCGCAAATGGTTTTGCACGTTGCACAAGTCTCGGGCCACGGACCCCTGTTCACAGTGGTACAAAGTGGAGTCCACAGAAGAATGAGTATGCGCGACGTTTCACGGCCCACGGTCCAATCCGGGGATGTTTGTTGGTATTGCCGGGGCCGCCTGATCTGGGGCGGCGATCACGACCTCTCGGAAGAAGAAGAGTTTTTCGACATGTCCAGCAACCTCTCCTGCTCGGACTGCGGCGCACACGTTATCTACTATCGCCTGAAGGACGAAGAAGATGACGATTAAGCGCATCCACATCAACCAGCACATCATTCGCCGTAACGCCAAGACCGGGGACCGGGAGCCCGTGATTACCGTTAAGGAAGGAAAAAAGAATACCTACGGACAAAGCGTCACGGTCCACGGGCCAAGTAAAGTTGTGTACTCCCCGGACAAGCCCCTGTCATGCGGCGCAAAGGTCTGGGTTGAAACTACCGCAGAAGTGGAGATTTGCTAATGGATAAAGAATCTAGCCCTACGCCCGATTGGAAGGACTATCTCATTATAGGGTTGCTTTTATTAATTATGACCTTAGTATGATGGCACCTAGTCGCATGTGGGGGCAGGCGATTGAAGAAGTATTCATGCCAATGGTGTGGAGAAGAAAAGTTATATAGAGACTTTGCGGACCGCTTTAAAAAGGGCGGTAAGCTAGTCCGTTATCGCAGCCAATCCCCAAGCTGCTCTTCTTGCGACGTTAAGCGCCAAGTAGAAAGCATCCACAAAAACCGTATCAACTTCCTTAACACGAAGTTGCGGGACATCGAACGCCGGGCAAAAAAAGACGGCCATAAACTCTCAGTCAAATGCACCGTCGATTTTTTCTTGCACCTGTTTGAAGCGCAACACGGCCTTTGTGCCATCACTGGGCTACCCATGACATGGGGTCACGAAGGACAACACGGCAACAGCGGCAACCGGCGCGGCACCAACATATCAATAGACCGGATAGATTCTGACCTTATGTACAACCCGGAAAACGTCCGCCTCGTCTGTGACCGCGTCAACAAAATCAAATCCAACATGGACGACACCGACCTCTACTTCTGGTGCGCCCAAATTGCAGCAAGTATCCGAAGAATCTAACCCTTGCGAAGCTTCTTGGCCGCGTCTTCAATTAGCTTCAGCCGCTTCTCGTAAAACGACATCGACTCTTCACCGACCTCGGCCATCGGGTCTTCCTCCACGTAATGCTCTGCCTCTTCCAGCGCGTTTTCCCACTCGTCCCCCGGATCACGGTTCACGGGTCTAACTCCGTAATGCTCATGACCCAGCCCATGGGGATGGCAATCTCAGCATCGCCCTCGACTACGTTTCCGTCGGCATCTGGAATGATGTGCGGACAGACAATCAGGCGCTCTTCATCGATGTGAATTACTGCGCCACAAGACAGGATCGTCGCTTCACGGATCTGCTTCAGATCTTCTAGCGGCCTCCAGCCTTCTTTTGTTCCCCCACATGCATCGCGCCACTCAACTAAATAAAGCTTGGTGTTCATCTTGTATACGACTCGTGTATGCGATAAAGTATTGTTCTACCTTTAAGCCTACTACATAACCGAGGAAAAAGAATGGAATTCAACCCAAACCTGCGCATTACCCGAAAGGCTGACCGCGTCGAGGCTGCCAAATCTTTTGAGGACAACGAAGGGTTCCGAGAATACGTGATGGATATTTTGGAGAAGCGCGTCAGCGAATCCCCGGAGTCGGAAGAGTTTAAGATCATGGAGTCTTTAAGCTATACGTCAACCGACGAAGAATTTGTTTTCAAGTTATGCCAGATGGGCTACATCATCTACACCGACTTCCTCATGGACGCTTATGCGGGGTTTGAGAAAAAGCACCTGCACTAATGCGCCACTGCTACGTTTGCAACAAACCCGGCGTCCCCATCAAAAACGCTTTATGTGAGAGGTGTTCTAATGACCTTCATGGAGTGGGCCCTGACCATGTCCCTGCTTTCCAACGTGATCCTGTTCGCAGCGCTTCAGCAACAAAAACATCAATTGACTGTCTTGAAAGACAACGCCAAACGGTTCGCAAAATATTAATGGACGAAAAGACATATAAGCATTTGATATAAGCTTATACGAAACTACGATTGACCCAAACCCGGAGGTATGCGATGCTCCGGGATGTTCCACATGGAACATTCTTTTAACTACTTTGGGATTTAATCATGAAACCAGAAACCACCCACGACGTACCGCTGACTGAAGCGGAAGCGCAGTACGGCAAACCCCAAGACCGCATCGTTAAGCTGCTCCAGCTAGGATTCAGCCGGGATGAAGTTTTTCACGACATCTGCGAAAAATGCTCCGTGTCTATACACAAAAACCGAGCCTTCAAAAAGCATAAGCAGGAACTCGCGGACCTCATCGCTCAAATAGACAGCATGAGCGTCTTCGCCACCGGCACCATACCGGAGGGCGTATGAAAGACAAAGTGGAAGTCCATGAGGATGGCTCGGTGGAAGTCATGAACAGCACTTTGGTTCTCCGCGACGATGGCCGCGTGGACTGCTATAGCTCCGCTGGCTACCGTATCCTCGACCTCGACAGCCTCCCCGGGGACATACAACGCCTCGTAAAACAACAAAAGACCAAGGACGCGACTATCGAGGACGTTAGGTGAGTAACCGAATAGGTGAATTGCTCGTCGCCGCGGCTATCGCCGTAGCCGGGATAAGCGTCATCCTCGGCGTACTATTCTTCTTGATCCTTTGACCATGACCCGGGGTCCGTGAATAGGTCATTTCTGGCCACGGTTCACGGACCACGGTTCTTAATTACGCTATCTATATAGTGTTTCCCCAGAGAAATAAAAAAATAAAAAATAAATTAAAAATAGGCGTAACTGGCGTAACCGCGTAACCATAGCCTGAAGGCCGCATAAACACTGGGTTTTGTTGGTTACAGTTGGTTACACGGGTATACACCGCTATGTGCAGAGCTTGTTAATCAGGCTATTGCTATTGAGGTTTTTCAGTTTTGAAAAAAATTATTTTTATTTCTCTAGAAAATATATATAGGGAGGGCAAAATTAAGGTATGGTTATGCTGACTTACTCACATACGAGGTCTTGAATGACTAAGCAGAAAAGCCGTTATGCCAAGGTGCTGGACACCAAGGCGGCATCCCTTCCTGAAGCCAAGCGCCAGAAGCGCAACCGACCCCCGCTGGCCGAAAAGCGATTGACCCGAAAGCAGGAGCTTTTTGTCCGGGAACTCGTGTCAAAAGATGGACAGATTACCATGCGGGAAGCGGCAATCAACGCAGGCTATCCCGAACGGTCTGCTCATGTCAGGGCCTCTGAATTAACCAACCCCAAGATCAGCCCGCACGTTTGCCGTGCGATCCGAGAATACCGGCAGGAGCTTGATCAAAAGTACGGCGTAGAATACCAGCGCCACCTGAGAGATCTTCAAGTCATCCGGGATGCTGCGTTGGATAGCGGCGCGTATTCTGCCGCAGTGCAGGCGGAGTATCGCCGGGGTCAGGCGCAGGGGGACATCTACGTTAACAAGACCGAGATCCGTCACGGTACGATTGAGCAAATGAGCAAGGAAGAAGTTTTGAAAGCTTTGGACGAACTCAAGCAGGTGTACGCTCCGATTACTCATGATGCCGACCCGTCAGATGCAGGCAACCGCCAAAAGGCAAAAGAGCGTTTGGCAGACATAGATGGCTGACATTCTGGACACGCCGGTTAAGGCGAAGCGCCCTCGCGAAGCCAGCTTTTGGCAGGCCATGAAACAGGCCATGAAAACGCATCATTCCGAGTGGAGTGCTACGCGATTAGAGTCTCGTGCGACCCAAGGGGTGCCTGACGTTTTAATTTTGGACAGCGACGGCAATTGGCATCTGGTGGAGTTAAAGACCACGCAAAATAATTCTGTCCGCATTTCCCCTCATCAAGTTGCGTTTGCTACTAAACACGCCCACGGCAGTTGTTGGATCGCAGTTAAGCACCCTGCGGGGGTGTCCCTGTACCGTGGCGATTGCGTGATAGATCTGCGTCTGGAGGGTCTGGAGTCTAAACCCACGGCCTTTTTCCCTGCCCCCGTGGATTGGGCCGCCTTCTTTAAAACACTTGCCGTATAAGCGACACATCGCATATACTTTAGGTGGGCAATGGTGCCCGCACAGATTGGGAGATGTGTATGAGTATGTTGTGTGAATTGTGGACCGTCGAGTCTGGCGAAAAGGTCCGGTGGTTTGAGTCGGAGAAAAGCGCCCGGGCGTTTGCGCGGGATATGTTCAATGTCCACGAGGATGGTGTGCCTTTCGTCAACTGGATTACGTTGGTAGACAAGGCGGATTTGTGTTGGCAATTAAACCATCTTGAAAAGTTTACGTCAGACCACTGGGGAGCCGCATGAGTGTTTTTTATTCTGGGGTGGCTGGAAAAACGTTTGAAGGTGCCGGACTACGAAGAAAAACAAAAAGCGTATTTTCGTTACCCGCAGAACGATCCGTTTCACGGGTTTTTCGACAAAGCGAGGAGAGTAGAAATGACTAGAGGCGAAGCTGCTGAACAGCGGTATGCAGGACAAAATTATGACCACGCCTTGCCGCAGGGCTGGGTGGACGCCTGCTGTGAAAAGGGCATGGACCCGAGGGGCCATTTCGTTTGGCTGTTTGATGACTACGTCGGACGCCCCGCTCCGATCACGGAAGAGGGCGACAGGATTATTAGTTTGCTGGCGCGTAAAACGTGATTACCCACGTTTTTGATTTTTGTTTTGAAATAGAGTGCGGCTTGTCAGACCCCCACGACATTCCTGCGGAGGTTTTGCGGGCCGCCATTCAGCAGTTGATAGATTCTTTGCCGGACGAAGAATTACTCGACGCCTGCGCCATCGTAGATAGCGTTGCGCACTGACCCCGCTCCGGCGGGGTTTCCCTTCTATCGCATATGCGATACTCTCCCCCTGCGGAATTCACCGTATTACTTTGGGAGACAAATTATGTGGGTTTGTAAATCATGCGGCCACGAGTGGTCAGCAATGTTGGGCGATGATGAGGTCCCGCTTACTTGTGAGTGCGGCGGG